GGATATCTCATGATACTCCATAGATGCATCGTTGTCAGGCATAACTATTTGGTAGAATTTCAACTTACTCATAACAACCTTATTTATCTAGGGGTGAAGGGGGAAGGATGACTTCCCCCCTCGAATATCATACTAAAGGGGCTAAACAAAGAACTGTTATAACGAAACTCGTTACGAAAATAAGAGTTTCTAGCACCCAGTCGTATGAGGATCGTATTGAACGATCTTTTAGGGTTTTCATAATTAACCTCGAAAAATTAACCTATGTTTATTTTACGAGGACGCTTCTCTTCGGGTAATACTACCTTTAAATTAATTACAAGTATACCATTACTATAAGAAGCTCCGTCTACTTCGACATATTCACTCAAGCGGAAAGTACGTCTAAACTTCTTGGTAGAGATCCCTTTGTGAAGGTATTCACCTTCGTCTTCAGAGTGTTTACTCTCACCGCTGACGCTTAACGTTCTTTCTTTCTGCTCTATATCCAGATCGGATTCCTCGAATCCAGCTAATGCCAGTTCGATTGAGTACTCTGTTGAGGATCGCTTAACAATGTTGTGAGGTGGATAATTATCCTTGGCATGCCTCGCTACAAAATCAAGTTCATCTAAAAGATGATCGAACCCTACAAAAGACGCTCGTGGAAATAGTTGTGATGCTTTAAGATTAGTCATATTTTTTCTCCTTTTAAAAAGCAAGTTAAATGAATGCCCGACCTATTCGGCACATTCGACTGTATTTATACTTTTGTTATTTTCTAAAAGTATATACTTGGATCTGGATCTCCCTCGACTCCAAAACTAAATGTCACCCTACTTATTTGGGGAACCACTTGGTGATGTGTACCACGAGGTATCCAGACGTAATCTCCTGGCTCGAAGTCAAAGAATTCGTTATTGTTAACTCCTTCTACTTTTAACTGCAAGGTTGAGATTACTTGAACCAAGAACACATCCATTGAATCTTTGTGCCATGGATAACTATCACTAGCATATCCAAATCCACTAAACGCAATATTTGTGATCTTGTTTCCGTGTAACGCAAATGTATCTTGCATTTCTGCTTCGATCTGTTTTGCGAACTCTGGTGCGGATGGTCTAGTATGAAAACTATTCAGACCAATCCGCATTTTACTTGTGTTGGTGTCACACGCCTCTTTGGGGTGTGTGTCTAACATCGACATATACTGATTCCAGTCATACGTCATTTCAATAGGAAGTTTACCACGAAACGGTTTCTTCTCCGCAATGTGATCTTCTATCTCATCACCTTGAAATATACCAAAAAAATCCATCGATTACTTGTTACCTATATTATACTTAGGACAAAGTTCCCACTCGTCCTTCTCTTTAAAGCCAATGATTTTGATCTGTCGCATTGGCGCACAGTCCTGAGCAACCTCACCATTCTGGATCTCTACGAGTCCCCAGTCTGCCAATAGTGTTGCAATTGTATTCCGTCTTTGTATGTCAGATAGTTCAAGATTAGACTTCTTACCATCCAACATGAATAATTCTTTGAAGTGTACTATGAAGTACCTACCTTGTTTGTGCAATATATGACACGATTGAAATAATTTATTTTCCTTGCGAGACGCCACGCCTATCCTTGTAAGTGTTTCTCTTACTTTGAGAAAGTCGTCTGGTTCCGTCAAGGTGACCTCCAACATTTTGGAGACATTCCATTCTACGATATTATTTTCTTCCACCTTTATTCACCTTATTTTTTATTATGTTAAGTTGAGAGGTAGATAAGAGAGGTAGGACTTGAATGGCCTTTTCATTACTATATCCATAATACTCTTTTATCACATCAACGTTACTGTCAGTTTCGGGTTTAACCCATTTAGAGAAACGTTTTCGTTTCCTAACTATATTTAGTAAAAACTGAAATTGTAACTTTCCATCAAGGTGATGATACCTGTTCATCTCATTGGCCATATAAACGGTATCGGGGAAGTAAGATAGAGAACGGTTGACCATGAACGGAGAATACTTTTTCTCCACATCTGGATCTACCATTACGTCCTTCTTACCAAAGGTGATTTCATTCACAAACTGAAAGGGATTCATATTTGTTCTATCTCCATATCACATTTTTCTAAGAACTTTAACCCTTCGTCAGATCTTAGATGTGGGTTTCTCCAGTATACTTTCTTGATACCAGATTGGTGAATTAATTTCGCACAGTCTATACAAGGTGCGGTCGTAGTGTATATATCTGCATTATAACATGATTCAGAACTCATGGCAACTTTCGCTATGGCGTTAGTCTCTGCATGTAACACTTCTTTCCTAGTCTTTGGTTCTAATTTAACACCAGACTTAGGATTATATCCTTTGGGGAAAACGATCTCCTCACAGTTGTTACTCCAACCAGAAGGCATACCATTGTACCCAATAGAGATGATGCGTTTATCTTTTACAATAACCGCACCAACTTTTAATCTTTTTGCACTTGACAGTTCCGCAAAAGTTTCTGCGGTTTCCATGAATGCCTTTTCCCACTTGTCTACCATTGGTGTATCACTCCGCTAATAATAAAGAAACAAGTTATAAAATTAACTAGGACAATGACCGAACGAATGATCGCAATCAAGTCAGCCTCTCGATCGGTCGTTCCCTCTTTTTCACCAAGGGATTTTGCCCAGAGTCTCCAGTATTTTCTCATTTAAATAATGTCAGTTGCATACCTTGATCAAACGAATGTGCGAGTTTGGTCTGCCAGTTATCGCAACGATCCAACTCGTGTTTCGAGATATTATATCTATACTTTGGATCCCAACCTTCTTCGATCTCACCCGAAGTGATTGCTTGATCTAGTGAAGAGTAAACACCAGCGATATACTCTTCCTGTTCCCTAACCATTTTAACAACATACATGTCCATTATATGTACTCCACATTTGCCATGCATTCTGTGAGACACGCAACCATGTTTAGTTCGTGATCTGCCACAAATGCATTCTTGTATTGATAATCAGCGAGGATCAGAACTAACTGCGGAATCGAGTTAGGTGATACCTTGCCCTCCATTGTATCGTATATACCACGATAGATACTAGCTGGTTCTAGGTCAATATTATTGACAACCCATCTACGCATCTTCTTGAAGTCTTTGGTCTTTAATGATTGAAAAAGGTCATTATAGTTACCATTACTATCACTAATGAGTGCTCCAGTACTCAAAGTGCCACCGATAGAATGACGTTGTGCCTCGTTGAGTACACGTCTCCAGTCGGGGGCGTATCGCATGATCAGTTCCGCAATGACTTCGTTGGTATACGAGACACCCTCGGCATCTAGAACCTGAGACAAACGTCCCATGAACTGACCACACAAATCTGCAAGAACTTTCTTAGAGTTGGTGAACTCGTATACACTGCATCGTGAGTGTAGTGGTTCGATAACCTTGTTCTTGAAATTACAGGTAAGAATAAACCGACAGTTGTCAGAGAACTCTTCGATGAATCCACGTAACGCTGGTTGCGTTGATTGTGGATTAAGGTAGTCCGCCTCATCTAAGATTACAACCTTGTAACCACCTGAGAGAGAGATAGATGAGGCGAACTGTTTGATCTTACCACGGAGTGTATCAATGTTACCGTCTTCCGATCCATTGATTACAATGTGGTCTAAACCTAATTCGTTACAGATCGCACGTGCGACCGTTGTCTTACCAGTACCAGCCGTACCAGTGAACATCATGTTGGGGATCTCCCCATTGTCTACGATGTTTTGAAATGTTTTCTTGAGATCTGACGACAGAATAGTGTCAGAGATTTTTGATGGTCGATACTTCTCAACCCAAAGAAAGTCAGTAGACATTTGTTTCTCCATGATAAAAATAAAATATGTTTCGTAAGATGTACATTGTACACTATATGAAACAGAAAGTCAAGGGGTTCTTCGACATTGTCTTTAAGGACTTTACCCATTGCCCTTGTTCCGATCAAGATTCTTATTTAAGCGCTTCTATGATCTGTGCCTTCGTTGACCTAGTGGTCACCTTCACGCCTTGGTGTTTTGCAACATCCAAGAGTTGTGCTTTGGTGAGTCCGCTGTAGTCTTCGGTAGGTGTATCGCCTACTGCATCATTAATTATCTCTGCGGTACTAGGTGCATCACCTAGAAACCTTTTCGCAAGATGATAAGTAACAAAACCACCGACAATTACTAATAGTAATATATCCATAATCTACTCCTCTACTTCTGATTCAGTAGACTGTGCAGCCTCTACCATATTAATTACTTGCACCGCTTGATCTCTTAGCTGTCCGATGGTCGTGAGTTCTTCACCCTTAAATCCACCTCTCTGCACAACGGTATCGATTACCGCAACTGTTGACCGAGCGACACGGTTTGATAAATCATTCAATTGTTCTTGATCTGACATTTTATACTCCATACTTAGATGTTTTTTCTAGAGCAATAAAATACTCTAGCTCTGATTGCTTCGACTTGAATTGAGAAATTAACTTCTTAGAGATATTCACTTCGAAGTCTTCATTCACTACTTTCAAATTATTTACATTTAGGATAAAGTTGAAGTCGGCACCTTCAGGGTAACTACCTTCAACATCTATTGAGAATACATTTGAAGTTGCATCCTTACTATCCACGACTGAGAGTTGAACCGATCCACCAGACGGTGTAATCGAGATTTCACTATGTCCCAGTACAGAGGCAGCCCTCTTCACTTTACCCAATGTATCTATATCTAGTACAAAACTAACGTCCGCTTCAGGCATGATGATGTCCTTGTTAGGGGCAGTCAACATATCT